CAGTGAGTCTTGTAACGATAGTAGTCATTTTATTATTTAGTTAGATTGGTTTATACACTTTTTCAATTCACTTATCTGGACTTGTTGCTCCTTGATTGCCTCGATCAATAGTGGAATCAATTTCTCATATTGAATTGTCAAGTAATTCTCACCGGACTTACTATATTCACTGCCGTCCTCTGCCTGTGCTATATCAAATGGTGCCGGAACAACCACTTGTGGCAGTACCTTCTGTACTTCTTGTGCGATCAGTCCAACCTGTTCACTATCTGAAGTGTATCCATAACCACGGGCGACCTCATTACCTTTGTATATAACTCCATTCAGAGACAATACTGCTTCCAATGGACTTTTGATATTACCAAGCACATCTTTCAATCTAAGATCAGAGTAATATGCCGTAATGTTATTTGTGGCACGTATTTCACCTGTAACTCCAGATGCCGGTGTGCCAACTCCCAGAGACTTTATCTGATAACTATTTGTGGTGACCAATGCTGCCGCAGTGCCAGTACCACTTATCCAACTTGTACCATTCGATGTCAGTACATTACCACTGCCTCCGGGTGCAACAGTTTGCACTGCTGAAGTTCCATTCCCAAGTACCACACTATTGGCACTTAGAGTAGATGCACCGGATCCACCCTGAGATACAGATAATGGAGTGAGTAGTCCAGTCAATGAAGTAATATCACTATTGGCACCACGGGTCGCTGCGGATAGGTTTATTCTGGCATCTGTTGGATCAGTGGCACCAGTTCCACCGGATGCAACTGCCAATGTACCGGATAATCCTGCAGCAGTTCCAGTGGTATTTTGATTCCAAATTGTTGGTGTACCGGTCAATCCAGTATATGCAACAGTACCTGCCGATCCAGTAACATTACCACTTACATTGCCTATTACATTGCCATTGATGGGACCAATGAATAATGTTGCAGTGATCGTACCGGCAGAAAAGTTACCGGCAGTACGAGATACAATTGAGTTTCCAACTAGATCACTACTGGTGGCATTCAATCCATCCAGCAAGTCTGCATCAAGTCCACTACCAGCACCGTCCACTGTCTTTAGTTTGATCAATACATCAGATGCGGTATACTCTTCAATTCCTACTTTCAGATTGGTGAAGTTGGTATCTACCTCAGTATTTGTTAGAGGTACACCTTTGACTGCTCTTAGGACTATTGATACTGTCATGTTATATTATCCTTTGGGACTATTTTCAATCATTGAAAGTAAGATTTGCTTTATGTCCATCAAATCTGTCTTTATATTATTTATATCTATTTCCTGCTGCAATATCTGATCTCTGCGGTTCTGTGCCAATGCCTGCTGCTTCTGATAGTTATCAAAATCGGATGCACTGTTATTGATAATGGCACCAGTGGACATATCCCGGACCAAACTATCTGCCCCAACAACTTTCAAGAATTGTGCCATTATGCGCAGCAGATAATTCGTAGGTCTTTCACACGGGTCACGGCAGAACTATTCGTTGTCTTCATTACCAATTTCACCTGCACTGCATCGAATGGTACCAGACCAACTATAGAGTAATCAACATCAGTGAATGTCTCATTGCCATTCTGAACCTTGACGATGCTCTTGTCCGCATTGAATAGTGTCCAATTGATGGTTTCTGGAGTATGGGTAGATCCAACTTCAATCGTCTTATAGTAAACAAGTAGATCTGCCTCGTCCGGTACATTTGCTGCCAACTTCACTCGAATGTAGGTGGATGGGTTTTCCAAGTTGATAATCCTAGACACATACTTACTATGAGCACTAGATCCAACCGGAGCAATCTCATCAACAAACATTTTCCGCACTGCAACTGTAGTACCGGCAGCACCTGCTTCTCCGGCAAAGGTCTTACCGGATACAGTGATAGTACCATTGGTGCCATCATCAACATTACCGGAAACTAGGTATGTGCCATCATTACCGGCAGTGGTTGAGGCAGACACTGTGATATACTTACCTACCTGGACAGTCTTGATCAGGTTACGCACAGTTGCATTGGTTGAAGTAATGGTTGAACCGGAGAAACTGAACGCACCAGTGGCACCCGTAAACAAGGTTGCTGAGTCCAGTGCAGATACATTCATATTTGCCTCTGTCGGTGAATTCACCTTGTTTGATATGGCAATCAATGATAACCGATGCGTGTCAATAATAGGAGACAATGCATCATTGGTACTTGATATTTGAGCACTGAATGCCAGAGATTTATTGCCACTAATGGATAATGTCTCATTGGTACCGGATGCAACCATTGACGGTGTATATAGTGTATTAGTTGCATTTGCCAAACAACCTTCAAAGGATCCCAGTGTATATGGAGTTTGTGATCCATCCACTGCCTTACCAGAGGTCATTTTGATTGAGTAGTTTGCCGTGGTCTCTGTAAATAGTTGACTCTGTACAATTGGATGGAATGCATCGTACTGTACATTTTTAGTTGCTCTGACAGTTGAACCACCAAAGTATCCAGTTGTATTGGCATTGGTCGTTGTGGTGATTGTGTATGAATCCAAATCAACATCACCGATAACCTGCGACTTGTATATTTCAGTGACTGGAATCCCGGCAATAGGAGCAGCAATATAGTATGCACCCCCAGCAACGGCAACTGCAGCATTTGCAACTAACACTAGATTCAAATCATCAGTCACACTGGCAACAACACCGATCAATACTCCGGCAGAGTTATATAGAACTGTACCGGCACCAACTGTGGTTGTACCAATGGAAGTATTGAATAATGTGGCAACACCAACCACTGCTGTACTTGCTATACCACAGGTAATGGTACCAACACCGGCAGTACCGGCAATGTTTGCAGTTGTCAGGTTAGTCAATTCCACTGTGGATCCGACCGGCATTCCATGATCTCTATGCCACACTCGCACTGTGTTTGATCCTGACTTTACTTCAATTGGAGCAACGTCCAATGTATCATATGGTAGTACATCATTTACAAATTCAACATTACCCACGACACCTGTGTCAAACTTTGCGCGCCAGATAGTGAACTTCAAATCCTGGTCCTGATTGGCAGTCCAGGTAGATGCATTCTGAGACTTGAACAGAACACCGTTATATGGTTGCTCGGATATTGTCTGGGATGAATCCGGTATTGCATCACCCATATTTGATATCCAAACCTTATAGTTACTGGAATCACTTAGCAAGACCACACAGTACTCTTCCTTATCCTGAACGAATACTGGACTTGGGAAGGTGAATGAAGTTAGTGTATCATACTTCGGTACTTCATCGGTCAGTCCAGTTGCTTTATCAACAATAGACACGATATTGGTGGAAAGATTTACATCCTCTGGATTCAATGATACACGGGAGAATGGTAATACTCTTTTGCCTGGATATCCGTTCACTACTTCACGCAATTCCATTGTGACTGGAATCTTTGTATCCTTGCTCGCAAAGAATACATCAATCTTAGTGATGAATGCACCACCGGCAGAATCGATTAGGAACGTCTGTGCCAATGGATCATACCAACCAGTATCAGATATAACTCTGCTTCCTGCTTGAACGATAGTCTGGGTAGCATCGACACGCTCATTCACCATCTCAGCATTTCTTGTTGCTTCCACAGTTTTCTGTTTAGTCTCAAGTATACCAACGGCATTGTATTGAGTTCTGCCCCTGGAGGTATATGCACCATCAACAGTGCTGACATCGATCATTTTGAACTCTTTATTGCCAGTCCTGAATCTGTGTGACTCAGTATTTGGGATATTGAATAGTAGACTTATCTCACCGGCAAAGTTAGTGGTCAATGACTGCCCGATTGTTGCAACAGTTGGAGCAAAACTAACAGATCCAACGGCAGCACTGATTGACCCTTCAATGGTATCACTTGTCAGGAATGCACCCTTGATATTTGCAAGGTGCAGGGTTCTGATACCGGTATCTACATTGTAGTCTCTACCAATAACAACTGCAGTGGCAGGAGATGTTTCCTGTGTATATGGAACTGATGACCTATTGGCAACGAATACTACATCACCTGTATTCAAACAAACCTGTGAGTCACCATCAATCATTCGTGCCAGTTCAGTGGAATTACCACCGGCATTACGGTCAACATTGAATATACCCGATGTGGACGAATAGGTAAGCAGTGTTGATGGAGTGCAATATGACGCAATATCAACACCATCAAAGAATGGATAGAACCTTGTTGCTGGTTTTAGACCACGGATCTGGACAAGTACATTCCTTGATCTAATGTATGGAATAACAGCAGTTGATAATACCTTGTCTTGCAATATCTTGGTATCAATCTTGGCAACTACAGATGTTTTGATACCTGTTCTTGATTGTCCGATTGGAGTTGCAGTTGTGGCAACCGTCATTGTTCGGATTGGACCCCTTCTGCCTGCTCTTTGAGTGGAGGTACTTCTACCTGTCTCAACAGTTGAACCGACCCATACATTTTGCCATGCGTTCCAGACTGTACCAAGTACACCTGCTTTTTCTGCAATGGTGTACATCATATTGAAGTTACCCTCTACCTCTTGGATAATATCAGGTCTACGATCTACCTCGAACCACTCATCAGATGATGGGTTTAGTTTGACATCACCCAAGAAAGTAAACACGGCAAATGGGTTGATATTCTCAAGTCTTGATGCGTACTTTTGCTCCACTAACTTGACGTGTTCAAGTACGGGCAATGTAATAACATCACCGTATAGTTTATAATTCGCAGTTGCACGACCTGCATCATCTGTATTCTTTTCGATTAGGTTTACATTGTCCATTGTGAAGAATGGACGGAGTTCTGCATTCTCTGCATCAACTGAACAGAGATAATCCAATGAAGTGGTTTCACCCACGCCATGCCCAGTGAATGCATCAACTATGAATCCATTTTTGAACCTGCTTAGACCGGCAGCATCAGTGATTGCCAATGATTCAGTCTGTTGTTCCAGTAATGATAATGATGTGTAGTATTCCAGGTTGTCAATTCGTTTCTCAAGTTTACCAATATCACGCATTGTATATCGTTTGTTATCAATCTTGTTTACCTGTACACTACCAACCTCAGTTGAGAAAGTGTAGGGTTCAATTGATAGATTATACAATACCATTGATAGTGATGGATCCTCTGGTAGACCAGGATTCAATGCTGATATACCAACCACATCCGAGAATACTCCGGCAAAGGTCAATACAATTTTATCTCTGCGTGCCAGGTAATAGGTAAAGTCAGATCTAACATCAATACCACGTTTTGGCATTAGAGTTGTGGACGATCCAGTGCCACTGAATAATACACCGGCATCTGCAATCCTTGGTCTAAAGTCAATACCATCACGCAATTCTGGTGTGATGTCTTCATATCTAACATCTGCTGGATATGAATTTACTGTGAAGTAATCACCGGCACCATGGGCAAAGTAATCAAATATAACCTCGACAGGTGCTTCCGGTGCATTGAATGATGGAATCAGATTCAATCGAGCAACATCATAATATGAGTCACGGTGACCAGTGTCCACGGTGAAACGATCACTGATATCAATGGAATAGGTTGCACCCGGAGTTACGAAATCTCCGGACTTCATTTTGATACTGGTGACCTTTATCAGATCTGCCTTACTCAGAAGCAATACCTTATTGGTTGCTGCGGCAAGTGTAGTGAATGTTACAGTGGCAGAGGCAGTCGTTTTTGTCTTTTCTGTGAGAGATGCCCCAGTCTTATTTACAGCAGTTGACACAGTGAATGAGGTGGAATTATATGTAGGACTTGCAAATTGTATAGTAACAGATGATCCAACAGGTACAATACCCGTTGGTAATACCACTGCACCAGTTACATTATCAACGCAAAGGTAATTATCATTATCTGCCGTGGAAGCAAATGTGCCGGAACTAGTGGTCAAAGACAATGATGCAGAAC